AAATCACTATATCATTTCTATTTACTATCACTCCTTTCTATTTCTATTATAATTATAACACAATTTAGGAAAATGTCAAGGAAAAACTTTCTAAAATAATTTAAAAATAATTTAAAAAATCTCTTGACAATCATTTTTCAAAATGATATACTAGTATCATAAAGAAAGGAACAAAACCTATCTTTAAAAATAAATTAAAAATATTTTAAAAAACACTTGACAAGCATTTCAAGAAATGCTATAATGGTTACAGAAAGTTAAAGAGGTAAAGAAAATGAAAAAACGCGAAATTTTGGAAAAAGTGAACAAGGCTAATAATTGGGAAAAAGTTCAAACTCTCATTAATTTACTAGCAGATAGTGGAAGAATTGAGAAACAAGATTTTTACCATAACTATTACCATCAAGATTTAACTGATGATTTGATGTTTATCTATTATTCTGCTGATAGTGTTGTATTTGTTGATAAAGAACCGGATACAAACACATTTACAAATTTTAGTGTTAAGCATAGAGATTATAAACTTAATAAAGCAGTTGACAGATAGGAGAAAAAGAACATGTTAAATTTAAAGACACTTATTAAAACAGTTTATCGAGGAAGCAGATATTTCTATCATCAAGGTGTTAATGGTTACCATTTATTTACAGACGCTCAAATCATGGTATTTATTAAAGAAAATACTCATGAGGAATTAGTTAAAGAGCTTGCTAGTTGTGTAAATCGTAAGGGCACGATTAACAAAGAGTACCTTGAAACAGTTTTAGAAACCTTTTTGAGCTCTGAAAACAATATTAATTCTATTTACAAAGCGGATAAAAATTATACGCTTATTGACTCGGAAGATGGTAAAATTACATGGTTTGCAAGCCGTTTACTTGCTTGTATCTCAAAACGCTATAAAGTTGGAAAAGAATTTGTAAAGAACACGCCAACTATAAAACATGATAATTTTAGGGTATATTATAAAGGTGATAATGATTTATTTGTAGCAATTTTACCAGTTCATGTTATGGGTAACGATGGCGTTACATATAGAAAATAGAGTGAAATTAAATGACAAGAGTAACAATTAAATTTTTAACACTTGGCGGAAACTTACATTATCAAACATTATTTGTTAAGGATGATGAAAGTTTAAAAGATATAATTGAGGGTTTTATATACGATTATAATGCATCCGCTTTTAGATTTGAGGATATTTGTTTATATTCTTATGTAATAGTAGCTTTTGATAGAATTTAATTAAAATTTTCTTTTCTTATTAAGTTTATCACTTGCAAAATTCTTTTAATTGTGATAGACTTAAATAAGAAAATAAATAATGTTTATTTTCTTAAACGTAAAAAGCAAATTTAAAAGAAAGGAGAAAAAGAATTTGAAAGATACACCTATCAAAGTAAGATTTAATGTTACTCAGGTTACTTTTAATCTTTATAAAAATAAAGATGGACAAGTTTTAGTTAAAACTGAAACGCTAACAATTAACCAGCGTAGACAGTTGCCTTACATTGAGAATTATCTTAAAAGCAAGTTTAAAGATTATCTTGCTATTGAGGTACAACACTATGAGTATAAAGCTTTTACAGCTTCTATTCCTTTTGCTATTGCTCTCGAATATGGAGAAGAAAGGCAAGAAAACGAAGAAAAGGGGGGTTAGTGAATGGCTTTAACACCTAAACAACGGAAGGTGCAACGGGACTATTTAACAAGGCGTAAGCGAACCTTACAACGGCAAGGCGCATCCAATGCAGAAATAAAAGCCTTTCTAGGTGGTCGATGGGATTTCTCAGGAATGAGTGACAAGGCACTAGAACGAGCTTACAACGAGGTTAAAGGCAAGGGTCGCACTCAAGTTTACGGAAACCATGTCTATACTAGCGACTATGTGAAAAAGGCTAAAGCGTGGTATGGGGATAAGTTTTCAGTTGAGAAGCTGACCCAAGGCTTTCGCAACTCTCAGCGGTCTGACTTGAACCGTTTTCATTCTGCAAAAGAGGTCAAAGACTACCGCTCACAGCGTGATAGAGAAGCTAAGGAACGCTATATCTCAGCCCTTGAGGAAATGCACTACAACACCCGAGAAGCTGGAAACAAGGCACAAGAGAAAGCCTTTAAATCTATGATTTCTCGCATTCGTAGAATGAGCGCCAGCAACTTTGGAGCATTTCTGACTGGTGGCGCATCTGACAAGGTTTCATTTGATAATGTCATGGTCTTTATTGATACAGACGGTAAAGACACAGCATTTGAGTTTCAAGATAGCCTCGCTCGTGAAATTCTTGACAACGTGGATAAGTTTTCAAAACAGTTTGTAAGCGATATGAGCCGGCGAAAGAAACGAGCTAAAAAGTGACTTGCTACTATGCTGGAGACTTTGAAACTACTACGAACAAGGATGAAACGGAGGTGTGGCTTTCATGTTTTGCTAAAGTTATTGACTATGACAGGTTAGATACTTTCAAGGTTAATACTAGCATAGAAGACTTTCTGAAAGCTCTCTATCTTGACCTAGATAAGACTTACGCTGAAACAGGCGAGGATGACTATATCATTTTCTTTCATAACCTCAAATTTGACGGGTCTTTCTTGCTATCATTCTTTCTTAACAATGATATAGAATGTACTTACTTTATCAATGATATGGGGGTGTGGTATTCTATTACTCTTGAGTTTCCAGATTTTACGCTAACTTTTAGGGATAGTTTGAAAATTCTGAATTTTTCAATCGCTACAATGGCTGGTCTTTTCAAAATGCCAATCGCTAAAGGTACAACACCTTTGCTACACTCTAAGCCAGAGGAAATTAACCCCGAATGGGTGGAATACATCCATACAGACGTTGCCATCCTTGCTCGTGGTATCTATGCCATGTACTATGAAGAAAATTTTTCAAAGTACACCTCAGCAAGTGAAGCGCTGACAGAGTTTAAACGGATTTTCAAAAAGTCAAAACGAAAGTTCAGAGATTTTTTCCCAATACTTGACGAAAAAATAGACGACTTTTGCCGTAAGGCTTACCGAGGGGGCTGGACATTTGCCAACCCAAAAACCCAAGGGCGCACGTTTGAGCAGTTGATAGATATCTACGATATTAATAGTATGTACCCAGCTACGATGCTCCAAAATGAGCTTCCCATTGGTATACCGAAACGATACAAAGGGAAGCCCAAAGAGCTAAAAAATGGATGCTATTATATCTACCACATCAAAGCAGATTTTGACTTAAAACGGGGGTATCTCCCAACAATACAGGTCAAAAGAAAATTGGATGCCTTGCGTATCGGTGTACGTACTAGCGACTATGTGACAACATCAAATAGCGAAGTCATTGACCTTTATTTGACTAACTTTGACCTTGATTTATTTCTGAAACATTATGACAGTACTATAATGTATGTTGAAACATTGGAATTTCAAACTGAAAAAGGGTTATTTGATGATTACATAACTACCTACCGCTATAAGAAAGAAAACGCTCAAAGTCCAGCAGAGAAGCAAAAAGCCAAAATTATGCTGAACTCTCTTTACGGGAAATTCGGCGCTAAAATCGTTTCAGTTAAGAAGATAGCAAGTTTAGACGATAAGGGTATTCTACGCTTTAAGAATGACGATGAAGAAGAAGTACAGCCTGTTTATGCACCTGTTGCGCTGTTTGTAACCTCAATAGCTCGACATTTCATTATCTCAAACGCACAAGAGAATTATGATAATTTCCTGTACGCAGACACGGACAGTTTACACTTGTTCCATTCGGATAGTCTTGTCCTAGATATTGACCCGTCAGAGTTCGGGAAATGGGCGCATGAGGGTAGAGCCGTAAAAGCAAAATATTTGCGCTCAAAGCTTTATATAGAAGAACTCATACAAGAGGACGGGTCAACTCACTTAGATGTTAAAGGCGCTGGAATGACACCAGAGATAAAGGAAAAAATCACGTTTGATAACTTTGTCATTGGCGCAACTTTTGAGGGCAAACGAGCCAGCAAACAAATCAAAGGGGGCACTCTCATTTATGAAACCACTTTCAAAATCAGAGAAACCGACTATTTGGTATGACTCTTTTATCTTGGGTATTTATTGCGATTTTTGCAAAAAGTTGCTACGAACTCAACAGGTCAAGAACAAGAAAGGTTACTATTTCCAAAAGTCAAGCAACCTTCCAAAAAATACCATTTTTCTAAAATCCTTTTTAAAGGCGAATTATGCCTATGAAGATTTTGATTACATTATGAAATTTTATCAGTTTATTTCAAGTGAATTTGATAAAATTTCAGTCAATGCTTTTTACAACTTATGCAACTATTTAGATGAAAATAAAATTTACTCTATTTCATCTAATTTACTCTATGATATTTTTGAAAAGTCTAAAAATCGTTCAAATGATTTAGACAATATCAAAACCATTATCCAACCTTTAAAATTTTTAAAATCAACGGAGAAAAAACAACATGGCTAAAAAACAAGTAAATCATGAAAACTTTGATACAGTAGTAGCACAAGCTATTATCACAGCAACATCCAACAAATCTGACGGAAAGTACAAGCAAAAGAAAGCAACTAAAACCGTTTATCTTGTTCCAGCTACTGAAGAAGATAGCAAGAAACTTTCTGATTTTGGGCTTCAACTTTACACACCTGACACGGAGAAAGACCCTGACGCCAAACCTTATTTTATCGTAAAAGCAACTGAATCCGTGAAAATTTTCACAAGTGAAACGGACTTTGAAGAGGTGAACTTTGGCGTTACATTCGACGACGTGAACCCTGAAACAGGAGAAATCACCGTTAAGAAAACACCTAACTACAAGACAGAAGAACCCGTATACGTCGCTATCATGTTTGTAGAGGGCGGAGACAATGGAAACGACTTTTTCCGACTTAACGCTTTGATGATGAAAGACACAGCAACCCTCGAAGAAGTTCAACCCGTGAACCCATTTGCTGGACTGTTTGGAAAATAAAAAGCGCCTTCCTAAAGGAAAGCGCTAGATATAAAGCTTTTTTCAGAAACTAAAAAGCCAGTTGGTTAGAATGGCTCGCACCGAATAGCACCCCTTGAGGTGTAACCATCTACTCGACACTAGATAGTTTTTGAAAAGCCTTACAAAATCATTATATCATACTTGCTTTATTTCGTCAAGTATGATATACTTTTCTTAAAAATGAAAGGAGGGTCACACATGACCTCACAAGAATGTTTAGAAATTCTAAACAGTGCTGTTTCTAAAGTCGGTAACGATGAAGAAATAGAGAGTCTAACAGCGGATTTAATGGATATTAAAGACTTTGTTGGTGAAGTTGATTTAACCGTTTCAGTCTTAAATGAAGACGTGGAGCGCTTGAACAAGAAAAACGGTGAATTACGTTCAGCAAATAACGAACTGTATCGCCGTTTGGGCGCACAAGATGACATTATGAAACAGGCTCAAGAAGATATGAGTGTAGTTTCAGCCATCAATGCTATTGTGTAAAAAAGAAAGGAAATACAAAAATGAAAAATTTTTCACAAATTGTAAATTGGTACCCAAACAATGCCCTTGATGCATTAAAGGACGAGCCAGAAACCGTCGCTGAAGTGACACCGCCTGCAACGATGCCAGCGGACACACCAGCCCAAGAAGTACCGAACTACCCAGCCCAAGCCCCAGAAAGCGAAGTTGAGGGCGTAGAAATGAACATTGACCACGAAAACGTAGTTGAGGAAGGAGAATAACTATGGCAAACAAAATTACCTCATATCTATCAGGTATGAGTGGTAAAAACGTAACAAACATTGACCTTTTGAACTCAATCCGCACCCGAGCGACAGCGGACTATCAAGCAGATATTCCAGTTCTTGAAGGTGCACGCATTAACCATGCGACAGTACCTTATCAGGATTTTGAAAAACACGCAAACGAATTTTTTAGCCACCTTGTGAACCGAATTGGGTCAACTGTTATCAAGGCGCTTTCTTACGAAAACCCTCTTGCTATTTTCAAATCTGAAACTTTTGAGTTCGGGGATACCTTGCAAGAAATTTACGTACACCCAGCCGAAAAACAAAAGTACAATTCTAAGTCAGACGTCAGCCCGTTCAAGTTTGCGGACACGGACATCGAAGTATTTTATCACACTTTGAACAACGAGAATTTCTATGAGCGCACATTTGAGCGCGCATGGATTCAAAAAGCTTTTGTATCAGACATGGCTTTTGACGAGTTCATCGATAAAATGTTTACATCACTGCTTTCATCTGACACACTGGACGAGTACCAAGCTATCAAAGGGGTTCTTGAAAAATCTCTTGCAGAGGTCGCTTATACCGACTTGAAAGGCGCTAGCAAGAAAATCACCGTAGCTGGTACGAAGATTGACGAAACAAAAAGCGATTTTGTCGTAGACTTTAACCAGTCTCTAATCAACTTGTCAAAACGTTTCACAATCCCAAGCCGTACGACTTTTAACAACCCAGTTGGCGTTCCAAACATGACACCGATTGAAGACCAGTATTTGGTTATTTCAGCGGAGTTCTCTACTCATTTGGATATGCTTTTGGCTAACGCTTTCAATATGGATAAGGCAAGCGTTTTGGCTCGTACAATCGTAGTTGATGATTTTGAAAAATTCACAGGTGAAGGTGCAAACAACGGACGTAAGCCAGTTGCTTTCCTCATTTCAGCAAAATCTATCATCAACAAAGACAAGCTTTTGCACATGGAAGCCATCCGCAACCCTCGCAACCTTACCTATAACTATTTCTATCACCACCACTACTTGACTAGCTTGTCTCTTTTCGAAAATATCCACTTCTGGTTTACGGAAGAAGCCTAGCAAGTAGCAACGGCGGGCAAAAGCCCGCCTTTCTTATTATAGAATAGAAAGGAGGAACAATGAGCCTAAAGCAATTTCAAAAGCATTTAGGAAAGATTGAGTTGAACAAAGAAACCGTAGAGCGAAATAGACAGGCTTTCTTTGATTTTTATTTCAATTATTTCTATAATATCATTGTAAACTATTTCACATGGGAGAACTTGCCAAACGACATTGACGAGCTTTTTTTGGAAAGAAAACTAATTGAAAATGGGCACGTGGCGTTTTTTCATGATGATATGCTAGGCTATGTAGCTCAAGGCGGAACACGTGGCGAACGCTTGAACCACTATGACCAGCCTTTGACATACAAACCAGTCAACGCTTCTAGTGTAACCTATTTTAAGGATATGGAGATAGCTTATACTGAAAACGATTTTAAGGTGATTGAAGAATTACACAAAGATAGTGTAAAGACCATCAAGAAGCCTTGCATTGTTATCCCAAATAATAACTTTTACAGCCCTTATATAGGATACCTAAACTTATTTTGTGAAAAACTTGCTGATATTGAGCTGACAATTCAGCTAAACAGGAACGCACAAATCACGCCTTATTTTATTTTTGCAGATAACCAGAACGTGTTATCCATGAAGAATATATTTAATAAGATTGCGAATTTTGAGCCAGTTGTCTATCTGAACAAACAGAAAGACAAAGACGGCCAAGACAGTTTTAAACAGCTTTCAGACTATATCCAAGTCTTTCGAACGGATGCGCCTTTTTTGCTGGATAAACTACACGATGAAAAACTCAGGGTTATGAATCAGTTACTAACTTTCATCGGTATCAATAACAACCCGAGTGACAAAAAAGAGCGTTTGGTAGTTTCAGAAGCTATTTCTAATAATGGCGTTATCTCTGCAAACATAGAAGTAGGCTGGAAGTCCAGAAGAAAATTCGTTGAGCTTATCAATAAATGTTACGGACTAGAAATAAGCGTGAAACCAGCGGAAACTATCCAGCAATTCAATCTGGATAAAGTGGCGCTAGACCTTGCAGAACAGGAGGGCACAATCATTGACCCAGACTAATACGACAGCAACGATAGCGACATTTCTAAAATCAAGGTATAGAAACACTATAACGGGGTTACTTGATGGGTTAGCGCTGGATGAAAACGGCGATTTTCTGCATTATAATACTATTATAGATGCAACTTATAACGAGCTTTTCAAAAACATGAACCTTGTAAAAGGTGTTTCAGACGAGTTCAAGAAAGAGTTTTGCAAGCACTTTTATAATCGTGAAATCGGTTTAGAAACCTTTGCACGCTTCCAGATTGCACTTGAGGAAACCTTAAATAATGAGTGTTTCAATTTGTTTAAGTATCTAGCTGAAATCAGGGAGAAGTCTATCAAGGATTTAAACCAGTCAATGAACATTGACACGGTGGGAAATCAGACGGGGAACGGTCAAGCCTTGCAAATCGCAAATACTAGCCCACAGGAACGCAAAGAAATCCTTTTCACTCCCAAGTATGGTACAATTGAATATGCTGATAACTTGGTGGAAAATCACCAGAAAAACGAAGCAGATACAAAATCCAATGTTTCAGGCTGGAGCGGTTCATCCTTAGCCGAGCGTTTACAGAATAACGCCGAATTGGTAGACATCCAATACCAGATTTTCAACATCTGCGATAAGTTGTTTCTGCAAGTATTTTAGAAAGGAGACAAGATGAAAGATTTATCAAGCGCCAAAATACTAAAATATGATAGTATGCTGGAAGAACTAACCCTTTTTAACTTTCAGGATTTTGCTTATGCAGATGATGGATTGTATTATATCCACATGACAAGCAGACGTTTGGGTGACTTGTCTAAATTGTGGCTAAAGTTAAAACCTATCTCTTATCACTATGAAAGCATTGAAGACCAACCTTTTTGGAGTATTCGGAAATATCATATAATTGATAGTAAAAAACCACAATCAACTAGAGCGCTTATTTTTATTCGCTTTAAAATCGTAGGTTCGTATTATTCTTATGAGAAGCTAACCAGCAAGAGCAAGCTGAAAGGTTTTGGGAGATTGATTGATGATAACAATTACTTTTCACGTATCCCGCTTGTCAACGAGTTGACACATTGGGATAACGGTGTTATTGTGACCCCTAACTATCAAATGGCTATCCAGCAATTAAAAGAGAACAGGGTTTTAATTGATGGACAGAACTTACTTGCTGATTGGTCTTCCTTTAAAATCAATGTAAGCAATGATAATAAGGGAGTACCACGAACGATTATGACAGCGGAAAGAGGGCATGAGCATCTATGATAATGATTAATTTTTCTGAAACAAGAAAGAATGTAACTATTGAGGTTACAGGACATGGAGACGACACAGACCAGTCTTGCGCCCGTGTTTCAACTGTTTTAGATATTATCCAACTATTTTTTAGTAAATTGGTAAGTGACTATAAAAAAGAGTATGGTTATACTCTTATTGTCATTGATAAACAAAGGGTAGCTAAACAATTCTTATTTAGTAACCTTCTAGCAGTTTTGGGATATTTTTTAGAGCTTAAAAAACTATACCCAAATTCAATTAAAATCAACACAGAAAAAGAGGTAAAATAAATGGCAAAAACTACTAAAATCATTCGTGGCATTCATTCATGGATTAAGTTTCAACGACATCAAGGGTTGCAATCCTTGACAATCAAGGGTAAGGATAGTCTAGCGGACTTGTCTCAGGACAAGAACGGAGATACAGACTTGATTTTGAATGCTGACAAGGACAAAATCAATTCTATTTCATCCGCTATCCCATTCATCAGCGTTTCAGCACGTAACGAGGGAAGCGACCCGAACCAAATTAAAAAAGCTAGTCTTGATTATGACTTAACCAATTTTAATATTGGTTCAGATGGTTTGATTGATATTTCAAAATCAAAAGAGGGAATTACACTATACACTTCTAAAATAGTAGACAAAATCAATGAATTAATTTCAAAGGCAACATTACCAAAAGGAGAAACACCAAGCCAAAAACCACAATATACGGTTGCAAGTGGTTATGTTTCGCTAGAGCCAGCACACACAGGTGACTTGAGTTTGACACTTGAAATTCCTCTTGATGGTTTAGATGCACAAGATTTTATCCATAACGACGGCGGAGACGTTATGGATAAAGGGTTCATGGAAATTCTTTTTGAAGAAAAATACGAAAATAACGGTCTTAATTCAGCAATCACATTCGCAGTTAACAACACCTCTAAAATTGTGGCGCCGAATTTATCAGGGATTGTTTTTATCAATCCAAAACAACATGACAAGATTTACATCAAATTAAATGTAAAACAAAATGAGCGTACTCATGCACTATACATTAAATTATATGGGTTGCTTAACTCTCCAGAACTAAAACTTGCCATGAGTACAGACGAGTATGCAACAGGTATGCACCTAGAGCCAGCCCAAAGTCTAAACGGTGTAGAACATCCACTATTACCACCTTACCAACCGCCAATGTAAAATAAAGGAGATAACACATGACCCCAGAAGAATTTCACGATGATTTTTTCAGGAACTATCGAGGGCGCTATTCTAGCTATTGGGTAGAGCGTTGGGGTCTTATCCCCTCTATCCCAACTAGCTTCGACAATGCCAATTCTATCTATGAGCTGTTAGCTTGGTTACAACGAGCCTTTAAACAGCTTCTGGATGATTTTGTGGCTTTGGAAAGCGAATTTGAAGACTACAAAAACGCCCTAACAGAGTTGTTAGAGTATCTAGTGCCCCTCTTAATTCGTCGTTATATGGAGAGTAAAGAAGCCGACGACTGGTTCAATAAAAAGGCTGATATTTACTATAATAAAATTATCAAGCCTTACATTGATAATGAAATTAACAAAGTCAATCAGCGCATCGACAGAGAAGTGGCTGGTCTGAACGAGCGCATCACTCAGCTAGACAACAAGGTTACAGCTGAAATCAATAAGCTAGACAACAAGCTTAATGAAAAGGTTAAAGAGTTAAATGACCGCATCACGAGAGAAAACAACCAGCTCAGGCAGGAAATCCAAACCCTGAAAGAGAAAGGAGATGAAGCTAACCATGCTTTACAAGAAATCATCAACAATCTTACCAATTCGGGCGCTTGGTCTGGTGGTTTAACTGGTGGATTTACTCAAGGGCGTAACCTTGCAACAGGTAACATCAATATTTTTGGTGGCACGCCAGACGGCGCAAGCTTTATCCGCACCAACAGCGGACAATCTGAAAATGACCTTGCTGGAGGTATCTAGTCATGCCTTTACAGCTAAAATTTGCAACCTCTACCAATGCTAATATAGAGTATTTTGGTACGGGAGTCCCAGCTTGGACGCAAACCTATTCGGGTGCTTGGAATTTCTCAAAGTCTGAAACCGATTATGGGTATATGACGAATGGAAATACCACATATATTCAATACGGACACAATGACCCATCTGTATGGGCTTCTATGAGATTTTGGGGTGAGAGTGTAGAGGTGTTAGAAGAAGTAACCAACGCTGACAACTCTATCACAGCTAAAATCAGAGTGAAAGCCTTGTTTTGGTGGTCTAAGCGTGTATCATCTAACGCTGGTTATCGTGTAGACTATGATATTAAGGTAAACGGGCGCTCTATCTGGTCTTTTAGCGGTTATACCACAGATGAAGTCATTAAGAATGAAGAGAGTTCACAAGAGTTTACCGTCACTATCCCAGCCGAAGAGCGTTCAAGTGCTAGCGCCTTAAATATCGGCGTGACTTATCCTAATGGTGAGTACCAAAACAATAACTTTTATGTTGGTGTATTCCTATATAACACGAACAAGAAAAGTTTCAAAGCTTGGGCAATCCGTAAGGCTGGTATCTTTAAGACCTTGAACCGCTCAAGTGGTTTCTTTAAACGTCGCAACTCTACTTGGCAAGACAAGAGCGAACAAAATCAATCTCTTGTAGGCAAGGAAGGAAGCGCCAGCCATAAAGTCCGACAAGGTGGCAAATGGCTAGGACAAGGGAAGATAGGACAAGATTAAGGGAGGGTTTTCGCCCTCCTATTTTGAAAGGAGTTTAAATGAAGGAAACGACTAAAATTTGGCTGTATGCAAAAAGCCCTTTTAAAAATGACTATGCTAATGTTATCAATTTTGAGAGCAAGGAAAGCATGGAAGCGTTTTTCACACAGGAAAACAAGCATATAGAACTGGTCTATCAATACAATGAATTTCAGTATACGCATAGAAACGGGTCTATCGTGGTTTCTGGTCGGGTTGAAAAATATGAGAATGTAACTTACATGAGGTTCATCAACAACGGGCGCACCTATTACGCCTTTGTCTTTGATTGTGTTTATTTGAACGAGGGAGCAACTCGCATTATTTACGAGGTGGACGTTTGGAATACCTACCAGCATGAACTCAAAGAAAACCGCATCATCGGACAAATCGAACAAGAAACGCTCCCAAATAAATTGCACTCTATTAAAGATAGTCAGCAAGGCTTTTCAGTTGGGACTAAATACGCTGTTTCAGCCGGAGAGGTTGGCATCGAAATTGAGTGGCTGGTAGTCGTCGCAAAGCCGACAATCTCGCTCACAACCAAAACACCCCTAGCAAAGAACATGAGCTTTTCAGGGATGCAGAAATCTTTTAAATACTTTTTTATCCCTGTAAATATAAAAAGTTGGTCTAGCCTTCCTTTCGTATTCAACGGCAATAAATACCCAGCTTTTCAGCTTGAAAACCTTTATAAGCATTTATTTGGTATCAAGCAAAACTCAGGGAATACCGTCAACCAGATTGTTAATATGTACCTTTCAAGGAATATCGGTATCAGATACCGTTTACAAAAACATGACGACGGAAAAACCTATGTAGAGATTTTAACCGATTTAATCGGTCAAGTGGTTGAAATCGGGAGCAAAAACACTAGAACCTATCGCCCATCAGGTGGCTATGGTGGCAGTGTTTCAGATGATGGCGATATTTCAACAGAGGAAAACCGCGTAAGATTAATAACACGCATCATTAAAAAGCTTGTGCCAAATGCAACCGCAACGGGCATTGCTGGAATTGCGGGCAATTTCTCTGTAGAAGGTCTTAACACAGCTAAGAAGTATGAAGCTGATTATGCAACAGGTTACGAGTACGACAAGATGGCAAGTGAGCCGACAGCAGAGAACTTACTTGGAAGTTGGAGCGCATTCGCTAGCTTGTATGATATTTCACTTAATGAAAGCGGATATCTTGGAAGTGATGGCAAGCACTGGATAGGAATGGGGATTGGACAATGGACAGGTCCACGATGTGAAGCCTTGATAGCTTACGCTAAAACGCAAGGCAAATCCGTTTGGGATTTTGGCTTACAATTCAGCTTTATGAACTCAGAGAGTAGAACCGAAGTTTTTAGACGTGTAGCATCATCGAGCGCCAGCGCCAGTGCAAACGCAAGCGATTTCATGCATAACTGGGAGGGTGTAGACTACAAAGAAAGCGAACGCATCGCACAGGCTGAAAATTGGCTTTCAACGATTGAAAATGAGTTAGGAAAGGTAGGTTAAATATGAGCGAGGCAAAAGAAACCCTCAAGGCTTTAAATGCTATCAAAGCTAGGGTAGGCACGACCATAGGCTCGGGTGAGTGCTACGGGTTAGTGGCTCTATACTCGGAAATGCTTGGAGGTTGTAACCTTGGCGGAGGTATCAACACACCGAACCCGAACGGCAATGGGCGCCAAGCCAGCGGAAGCGATACCCAGAGAGGAATGAGCGCATCAAATATTGGGGGTGACTATGATTGGGGTAGTGTAAGCTGGAAAGTCCTCTTTGACCCCTCTTTTAGCGATTTAAGAGAGGGCTGTATAGTCAACTATAAACCGACTAGCACTAATATTTGGGGGCATACGGCTGTTATCTCAAAAGTCAATGGCTCAAGCTATGATGTCATAGAACAAAACTATGCTTGGTCACACTATACTACTGAAAGAACGGGTATAGACACGGTAGATAATATTGAGAGCATTATCTATCCGCCTGAGATTGTGGCTGGTGGAACGGTTGGAAATGTAACAGGTGACACGGGAGGGCAAGACCTCGGAAATGGCACATACAGCCGTCAAGCCTTTGACGTGGAAGCTATGCTGATAGAAGTTTACGGGTTCTTTAATTATGAAGTCTCTAGCTTTGAAGTTCCTAACCTTCTTGAAATCGCTTATAATCAGATACAAGAAGGGTTAAGGTCATACACAGGGAAAGATGACTTAATAGCTGAAATGCAACTTTTAAACAGCGAATTTACAGAGATTGAGCTATACGATTTATACGGTAACGGTTATATTTATCAACCCCAATATTTACCTCGTAGTCTTGACCCTGAAAGAAAATACAAGGTTATTGTCAGCGGTTCTTTGGGTGATGCTAACCAAGCGCACATTAATTTTCTTGAGTATAACAACGCTAACAACCCAGAATATGGAGGGTTAGATATACATACTATTGATAATCAAACATGGGCAAGACACAATCCAGAGCATTTCAAGTATGGTTTTAATGATGTAACAGGGAAGAACCTAGCTATTTTAAACGATGCAGAAGCTTCTTACATACAATCCCATAAAAATCAAATGGAGCATACTCAGCTTACTTTTAAAGAAAATAGGGAAATGTTAAAACAAAATATTGACCTTTCTAATAAGAAAGTGGCTCAAGCAAATGCAGTCGCTAGCTATAACGCTCAATACGCAGTTGATAGCGCCAATATTGCGCAGTGGTCAGCTGGTGTTAGTGGTTTAATGGAAGCAGGAACAAACCTCTTTACAGGGAATTTTGGTGGCGCAGTTGGAGGTCTTGCCAAAACGGGTGTAGGAGTGTTTAACGCAAATCGTGAATACAATAACAAGGTGACACAGCAAGGATTTACTGAAACTAGTAACGCCTTAAACAATCAATCAAACGCCCTTGCAAACATGCAAGCCAAAATCGGGTTAGACCAATCTATCAGAGCTTATAACGCTAGTATGTCAGACTTGCAAAACCAGCCTATCAGCGTCCAACAGATTGGGAATGACTTGAGTTTCCAATCTGGAAATAAGTTGACAGATGTTTATTGGAAAATCTCGGTTGCTCAAAAGGAAATTTTAGCACGCGC